TGGTTCTCTTGGTACACTTAGCAAAGCTTTCTTTGATGGTGAACCTGAGATTCCTTCTGTTGTAATGCGTGGATTCTGGTCTAACCTTTATAACTCTACTCTTTCTGCTATCGGTACACCTATCAAAGCAGGTGTTTCCAACATTGCTCTACTTGCTGAGCGTCCTATTGCTCAAGCAGCTGGTGCAATTATTAATGGAGATATTGCTACCTTCCGTAAAGGCTGGTATCAGTATTCTGCAGCTTGGGATACTTTGAGCAATGCACTTGGTTATATGAATCAGGTCTTCCGTAGGTCTGCTTCTGACCCTTATGTGATGGCTCTTCGTGAAGATACTGGTGTAGCAGATCAACAGCAAATTGAACTTCTTAAGACCTTTGCTGATGCTAAAGCACAACAAGGTGAATATGGTCCTCAAGTCATGATGTCTATTGTAGAGGCACAAAATGATCTTGCAATGCACCCATGGTTGCGCTTTGGTCAGCGTGGTATGCAAGCATTTGACGGATTTACTCAGTCAGTTGTTGCTAACTGGGAAGCACGTGGTCGAGCTTGGGATACAGTCACTAAAGGTGGTGTGATTCCTCTTGATAAACAAGCGTCTGATCAGCTGGCTAAGGAAGTTTATTCTGCAATGTTTGACGAAAACGATAACATTACAGACTCTGCTGTACGTTATGCATCTAGTGAGATCTCAATGGCTTTGGATAATCCAGCCAACGATGCTCTTTCTAGTCTTATTCGCACTGCTCCTATCCTTAAACCATTCCTTCTCTTTACTAAGACTCCACTGAATATGGCTGCCTATTTCGGTACCCATAATCCTGTTGGTGCTTTTATTGATAAGGTGAATGCCTTTGACCGTGAGTTCTATGAAATGAGTGGTCAAGAGGTAGAGCAACTTCTTTCTTCTCGTGGTATTGACTACTCTCTAGACAACATTGAAAGTGTCTACACTACTGTACGTGCTGAACTAAAGGGACGTAAAGCTATTGGTACTCTTTCTGTAATGGGAGCTGTTGGTCTCTTCATGAGTGACCGTATCACTGGTGATGGTCTTTACGACAAAGAAAAGCAACGTCTACGTCGTGATGCTAATTGGCAACCTCGTTCTATTCGTGTACCTGGTGGTCAGTGGGTTAGCTATGACGGTATTCCTGGTGTAAGTGATTGGGTTGCTCTGACTGCTAACATCATGGATAACTTTGATTCTCTTAACTCTGCTGAGTTGGCTGAGAATCTACGTGCTGCTGGTTTTGTTCTTAGTGCTACTATCACTGATAAGTCTATGCTGGCTGCTCTGGAGCCGCTTAATGACGTTATTCGTGGTGATGTTGGTGCTATTAATCGTTGGACATCTTCTTTTGCTACCAGCGCTTCTATGCCTGGTTCTAGTCTGATGGCTGAATTTGGTCGTCTTCTAACTCCTAACAAGAAAGAGCTTGAGAATAACTTCTTTGATCTTGTTGCTAACCGTAACCCGATCATGAAGCAAACCTTGCCTGATGCACATGACTGGATTGATGGTGGTCTTGTTGGTGAACCTCCTAACTTCTTTGCAAGAGTATGGAATACTTACCTACCTTGGAAAGTGAATGGTGAAGTGTCTCCTGAAAAGCAGTTCCTTATGGACATTGAATACGATGCACGTCCCACACTTAAGACCAATGGTCGTGGTGTCGAGTACAGCAACGAAGAACGTTCTGAAGTTACTAGCATGATGGGTAAGCAACAGATCTTTAAACGTGAGATCCAACGTATCATGCAGACTGAAGAAGGTAAGATGTTCCGTAAGGAATTCAAGAAGGCACGAGATATGGGTCTTCAGCCTGAAGTAGAGAAGTTCAAGAACATTCATCTTTATCTAGATGCTGCTCTTCGTTCTTCCATGCGTTATGCAGAAGCACAAGTTTCTACACGTGATAGTATCCAACAAAAGGTGTACAAGAATCAAACAGTTGAAAACTTCCTGCAAGTTGGTGACCTTGATGGTGCCAAACGCTTCCTTGACAATATGAAACAAACAATGTCTTACTAAATGTAACCATGGCTTTAACTGAAATTACATACACAGGAGACGGCTCGGACGTTACATTTGGTCCGATTCCGTTTGATTACCTAGAAGACACTGATGTAAAGGTCAGTCTTGATGGTGTAGTTACTACTGCATTTACTATTGATCCTTCTACTAAGATCATCACGTTTAGTTCTGCACCTGGTGATGGTGTCAGCATTCGTGTCTTTCGTCGTACTGACTTTGAAGACCTAAGTGCTACGTTTATCTCGGGTTCTGCTATTCGAGCACAGGATCTGAATGATAACTTTAACCAGAACCTATACGTTACCCAAGAGATCTCTAACTACGCCATTACCAACGATGGTCTTGTGGCTATGGAAGCTGATCTTGATATGGGTGGTTATAAGGTTACAGACCTTGCTACTCCTATAGCTTCAAGTGATGCATCCACTAAGGGATATGTTGATAGTGTTATAGCTACTGGAGCTGCTAATGCCGCTGCTGCAGCTAACAGTGCTTCGGCTGCTGCTGCTAGTGCTAGTGCTGCCGCTACCACGCTTGACTCCTTTGATGATCGTTACCTTGGGGCGAAGACAAGCGATCCATCAGTAGATAATGATGGGAATGCACTGCTAGTTGGTGCTATCTACTTCAATTCCACATCCAAAGTAATGCGGGTATGGAATGGTGCGAACTGGCAAGACTCATCTGCTAATGCCAATGTTCTCCGTTGGAGGAAGACTGCCGCTGGAGGTGAGACCAGCCTTACTGGGAATGACGATAACAGTCAGACACTGACGTATACCGTCAATCTTGAAGCTGTCTTCTTGAACGGTGCTCTACTGCAACGTGGTGTTGATTATGTCGCCACTACTGGTAATAGCATCACTGGTCTTGTTGCTTTGACTGCTGGTGATGTTGTTGAGGTTCTTGCTTTCAGTCAAGTTAGTCTGCTTGCTATCCCATCCAATACTGTCACTTTTACCCAGTCTGGTACTGGAGCAGTGCAAAGGACGCTTGAAAGCAAGCTAAAGGATGTTGTCTCCGTTAAGGACTTTGGTGCTGTTGGAGATTCCGACTTTTCTGGAAATGGTACGGACGATACGGCTGCATTTCAAGCTGCTATCAATACTGGTAAGACTGTTTATGTGCCTAAAGGTACATACAAAATTACAGCAACCCTAAACCTTCTTGACGGGTATAAGGCGCTTATCGGCGACGAGAATATGCCTGTCTTGGTTAAGACCACGGCTGGCCCTGCTATTAAGATTGGAGCAACAGGTTCAAACCTCAATGAGTATTCAAGGGTTGAAAATCTCTACTTACGTAAGACTGGAACACCAACCTTCGTTACAGATCCTGGACCAAACGATTCTGGTGTTGTAATCAGTGGTGGCGATTCCAGCGTTGCAGCTGCAGTTCAGAACGCAAGAGTGTACAACATCAGAGTCGGTGGTTGGGATGCAGGGTTCTTTATTACGGATACTGTTGGCACCCGTGTAGAGGGATGCTTTGTTCAAGTTCTATTTGATCATACTGCTCTCAGTGGTTTGACCAGTAGCAATAAGTTTGCAGGGTTCGTACTTGAGGCCGTTCCATTTACTCCAGGAGGTATTTCTCCGCAAGCAAGCATCGAACTCGTTGACAACGATGTTACTGGTGTAGGCACCCCAACCTCTATTACTTCTGTTGGATACTACATTATCGGCTCTGATATTAGAGACATTTTCTTTGATAGGTGTGAGACTAGCCAGACTTCGTATGGCTTCTGGATTATCGCTACAGGCAACGACTTTAATTGGGATGTTCAGATCAGGCGTCCTATTATTGATGCGTTTAAAATGCATGGCATCTACATTACTGGTGCTGATGGTCCAGGATGTATAACTATTGACGGCGGTTACTTTGTCGGAACTGGAGCAAGTGCTGGAGCAGCAATTTATGGTGTCTCTTCTACTGGCATCACTGTAACTGGTGGTTGTCAGATTCTAGGCATAGCGAACAACACCTCAACTGATGATGGAGTCCGACTGGATGCTTGTTCTTCTTGTACTATCAACGCTAATAGTTTCCAGAATCTGAACTATGGTGTTTCCCTTAATGGATCATCATATTGCACTGTCACAGGTAATCACATCTTTGCTAGTGCAACAGATACTGAGTCAACGCCAACTCTTAACGCCGGTGTGCGTGTATTTGGGGCTGCGAATAATAATACCATTGTTGGTAATACCATTCGCGGCAAGGATTCTGTGGATAAATACGGTAATGGAGTATTGGTAGTTGCTTCTTGCCCTAACAATGTTATAGCCCATAATACTATTGACTCAACCAGTGTTACTACTGCTTACAACATCTCCGATGCATCAACCAACCTAATCGGTGCAAGTACGGTTACGCTCAAGGCATCAAATATCACAATAGATGCTTCATCAGCACTGACTCTTAACTCTTCTGGCGGAGTTGCAACAATTAAAGGAAATAGCGCAAGCAATCCAGTGCTATTTCAAGATGGAGGTGGGAATAGTCTAGCCCGTATCGACAATAACGGCGATTATCTCTTTCGAGGTAGTAATCGTGGTCTGTACCACGGAGCTGGAACGCCAGAAGGGTCCATTACCGCAGCGCCAGGGACTATCTATCTAAGGACAGATGGTGGAGCTTCCACTACTCTATATGTAAAAGAAACAGGAACTGGAAACACAGGTTGGGTAGCTAAGTAAGCATTCTTATTATGACAAAAACACGTGACTTAGCCGACCTGGGTGGAGGTTTCATCCAGGCCGGTTCTGGTGCTGTGCAGCGCACCGTTGAATCAAAGCTGCAAGATGTGGTGAGTGTTAAAGACTTCGGAGCGGTTGGTGACGGGGTTACTGATGATACAGCAGCTTTCCAAGAAGCTATAAATGCGGGTGGTACTATTATTGTTCCAAGCCCCTCAGTAGAGTATCTGATCACCGGTCAGCTCACAATAACACAAACCGGCACTACACTTTGGGGCGAAGGGATGCCAACTATTAGGGTGGCAACCGGAGCAAGCAGCTTACTTAGAATTAGAGCTAGCTTCTTTACTTTAGAAAACTTCAGGTTCTATGCAGGTTCTCCTCTTTCGGAAGCAGCAATCCTAGTAGACACTATTAACTCAGCCCTTACTAACCTAAGAGTAGCAAACATTAGAGGAGAAAACTTGTTCGGTTTTTATGCCGACAACGGTGGCTCCAATACTGTGGTCAATGCTGTCATTACAGACATCTATCTTAATGCACATCGCGGTTATGGGATCTACACTCGCAAGCATTTCGCTTACTTCTATGTCGATGGGTTTGGTGTAACCCGAGTAGGCTTGTCTGGCGTCGATTACAACTATGCCGCCGCTAGAATTGAAAACGCTGAAGGTGTATTTGTACGAGATGCTTCACATGATGGGACAAATGCTACAAGCATACAGCCCGATCAACACGGTTATCACTTCATCTTGTCAAGCTTCATACAACTAGAAAATGTCATACCTGACCATGTTGGAGGACATGCTTTCTATTTCCAAAACTGTGCAAATGCTAGGGTTCTGCAGTGCTCCTGTCCTAACAGCAATCTCTCTTCGCTAATGGCAGCTGATAGCAGCTATATTGCTGTGGACAATAGCACCTTTAACACCTACACCTCTGGTAGTGCTGGAGCTTGTGGGGTAGAAATTACTTCTTGCAATAGGGTTGTACTGGCTAATAGTACTTCTTATGTTACCAAGAACGATGGGTTCAGAGTTACCTTGTCACAGGATGTTGTTCTATCTAATTGCACAGCCTATCTCTGCGGGGGCAACGGGTTTGCCTTTAGTAGCTGTTCACAGGTCTCAGCGTCTTCTCTGATTTCTCGGTCGAACACTCTTGCAGGTCTTTATACTATTGGTTGTCAGAGAGTCTCTACAAGCTCCTGTATAATCACTGACAATACTGGTAGAGGCATCGTAGGAAATAGCGACCTTGCTCAAATACATAATGCGGCTATTATAGCATCTAATGTCGCTGGCAACTACGATATTAGTGGCATAGTGTCTTACCTGGTCAACTGTATGCTGGACTCCGGCTCTCTTGTAAATGTGACTGCACCATCTACAGGCTAAACTACTAACACTTAAACGCCAATGACCTTCCCGGTAAATACGACTCTTGCTACTAATACTACACTTTAATTATAAGTAACTATTATGTTAACTATTCTCGGCATCAAAATGTCCTATGAGGCACTCATTTTCTTTGCTCTTTTTATTGGCTCTGAAGTAGTTGCTGCTTCTAAGCTGCGTGAGAACAGCATCGCTCAACTCTTTGTACGTGTTGTAGAGGCACTAAAGCCTC